CTGAGCCCGAGCCAGCGGAAAACACACCCCCCCCGGAGGAGCCTAGTCCAGAAGGACCTCCTACACTTCCACCCCCATCTCCTCCAACCCCAAGCCGAGCTGCAAGTACTGAGCCGGAAAGGAAGACGGAGGAGCAAGCTGATCCAGCCAAGGGGAAGAAACGGAAGAAAAATCCGGGGAAGAAAAAGCGGGATAGGGAGAAAAAGAAGAAGGGGAAGGAGGAAGGAGGAAAAGAAGAGGTGAAGGGAGACCCTGGGAAGGGTGAGAATTAATCCACCACTTTTGGTCCGGTATGACGCTAAACTGCCCGTCCAGTGAAACGCATTCACTAGGGCTCTAGCCCGTGCGGGGGCTAACCCGACTCCCTCCTGTACAGCGGAGGGACATGAAAACAATCTGTAGTGTAACTGGAGTAACTTCCGATTAGTGCAGATCATTGAACATAGCGTGACAATAACTATGGCCCCAAATGGCAAAGCAAAGAAAGCTGCCGGCGTAAGCAACATCAGCCGAGCAAAAGCTGAGGAGTACCGTCTCGATCATGACCATGCGAGATATTTGCGAATGTTGGTAGAGCCACACGACGCAGAACTAGCCAGACAACCGAGCCTCGTTCCACGACGCGGCACGATTGTCCGCGATGTCATAACGGTAGACGTCCAGGGCTCTTGTCTTGCTGTCGCAAAGCCAACTCTCGCCGAGACGCTAAGAATTCAGAACACTGGAGCAGCTTCGTCCTCCACAACGGATGCCTGGAAAGTCATGGTGGTAGGACGTAGCTCTGGAAATACGGATCTTGTTTATCCTTCTACCATCCAACGTTCTGATGGAGTAAGCACTGGGTTCTCCGACTCAGGAGTTACTTACTTCAATGGTAGTGCGACCGGAGATTGGGTTTACACAATCTCAGGCAACTACAACTCCGCAGCGAGACTGGAAATCGCCTCTAACGGAATCGCTTCCACTGCCAACTTCCACGGAATACCAGTGGTAGGCACCATCACTGGTGGAATCGTTTCTGGGCAATTCCCGCTTTCTATCTACGCCCATCGTCTGGGAGACTCTCCAGTTGACATAGACCTCCAGATCGAGTTCGTCCCGTCTGTTGCCGTCTCCTCGAATGGAGGCATCCGACACGTCGAGACCTATGACACTGAGGTCCTCACTGGAGTAAATGAGCTCCGTTATTATAAGGTCATTGCCCAAAGCTTGTTCGTGAGTTACATGGGCTCTGAACTAAATAACGGCGGCTCATGCAGCGCAGGATTGGTAAACAAGGATCTTACCCTCGGACTGACAACCGAGGCGTATGACACTCTTGCTCGCCTTCCCTACGACGCATATGACGGGAGGACATCTGAGGGAGCTCATGTACACTGGCTACCCGAGAATCAAATGGATTTCGTCCCGATCTATGCTGCCGAGTCTCCAAAATATCAACGCCAGGCCGCTGTAGCAGCCCTGCTCGATGACCCGACCCAAACGATGCGAATCCGCGTGACCACAATCATCGAATATTTCTCTGATGCGAGAGCATATGGGAATATGTCGTACAGCCCCAGCTGGTCCGACTTCGATGTTTTCCTCGCCTTGTTGCACATGCATGTTCCAACAGCAACGAGCAACGATGACCACATCAAGAAGAAAGTTCTTCGAGGAATAAATAAGCTCGGATCCATGGCAGTTCGCCAAGCCAAGACCGAACTCACCAACCCGTCCAACTGGGCAAAGTTGATGGCCATGCTTGTTTGAATGTCAGACCTATATGGAATGTTACTTGCGAAAACCACCCTCCTCCATCATTACTTGAGAGTGATATTCCCCGGTCACATTTACAGCGTTGTCGTAATAAATATGTTGCCAGCTTATCCGCAACACC